AGCCGACCCGCCAATCGAGTCAGCGTGTTATCCCGAGTGCCGATCGTTCCGGGCGGCAGCTCGTCTAGGAGGATCTTGGTTCGACCCACCGTCTGGACGGTCGCAGGACCGCGAAACAACTCCAGGATCCAATCGGGAGCCCGCACCGGAGCGACGTTCGAGACCACTGTGTACGACCCCGTATCGCGCCTGCTCGGCGGAAGCACGACGTAGCTGTCTCCCGCTTTGAGATCCACGGCCGGGTAGTCGGGGTGCAGCGGGTGGCGCTGGTGAATCTCCCAGTCGGGTGGGCACTCGAAGATGTAGTGCAGCCCTCCGGAGGGCGTTTGGTGGATCCGCGTGTCGGGCAGGCCGTACTCGTCGGTCAGGCGATTCATGGAGTCCATGCCCGGTTTGCCGTCCGCGATGTCGACGTCCAGCACCAAGTACCGACCAGTCAAGCCCGCGATGTTGTAGGGTACCTCGGCCCACCACTCCCGGACCTGCGCGGGATCGTCGGTGGCTTCGTCTTTCCAGTTGCGCATACGGTTCGGCGCCTTGGCACCGGGAGCGATTGGGGCAACTCTCCAACCGTTCGCGATGGCGTCCAAGGCGCCGACCAGCAACTCTTCTTGTGTACTCACCCCGCCAGTCTACCACGCCCCCATCAGGCGCGCAATACCTACGGTACCTACGCATCCCTACGCGTGCGGAACCACTTTGGTGACCCAGTCGCCGCCTTCCCAGTCCCGCTCGGGCAACCGGCTCTGTCCGGCCATGTGATCGCGGTCGCCGCGCACGTCGTTTGGGTTGATGTTCTCGTGCCAGGCCTGGTCGACAATCACGACCCCGTTTTCGCGGTGGTAGACCACCACGGCTCCGTCACCGGCTGGGTCGATCGCGAGCTGGCGCTCCATGGAAGCGGTGATCTGGGCGTCGACGACGCCGCGAATGCGGTCGGCCTCGACCTGCAGCCCGCGCGACTGGGCGGCTCGACGATGGGCGGCCTCATTGCGCTGGACCAGGTCCGAAGCGCCCCAGCCCACGAATGTCGAGGTGCCACGCCGGTCGACAGGCACGGCGCGCGGGAAGCGTCCCCGGTTTGCGTCGCTCACCACGCCCTCGTCGCCATCCGGGCGACGGATCTTGCCGCCGCAGTGCTGGCGTCCCTTGTGGAGAATCAGGTCCTTGGCCAGCCGTAGCAGCACGGATTCGTCCAACCCGGCGAGGGTCACCTCGGCGACTTCGTGGAGGGAGAATTCCTCGCCGCTGGCAGCAAGGGTGTCGATAAGGCCGCGCATGCGGTCGAGGGCACGGTCGGCGCTGATTCGGTCTGCACTCTTCTCGGTCATATTTCTATTATACCATATAAGATCGTAGCTGCACAATACCACATATGGATCACCCCCGGTCCCGACGGCTGGGGGTTAGGGGTGGAGAACCGTCAGTTCCGGGGGTGACCCGTGGAAGCGCCGCCTAGAATGGCGGCTCGTCGTCCGGATTCGGCGATCCGCCGTTGGCGCTCACCTTGACCGGCCCTGTGGGAGATGGGGCCGATCCGCTCAGCGGCATCAGCTCCTGGATCTGGTTGACGAACTGCCCCTGGCGCTTGCCCTCGGTCTGGATCTGCTTGGTCACCAACGCCCGCACCTGGCGCCCGATCAGCGTGTCGGTGTTCACGGTGGAGTCCACCCCGAACGCGTCGAACGTCTCGCGCAGCTTCCACAGCGCGTCGTCACTGAGCGACGTGTTGGTGTACAGCGTCCGCCCCGCCCTGGCGTGACCCTTGGACACCTCGAACTTCCAGGACCATTGCGGTGCGACCCGCCCTGGCCGCGCCTCCACTTCCAGCAAGGTGACTGGATAGACGCCGGGATCGAGGGTCCCGCCCTTGTTCTCGGTGTCGTGGACTTGCGAGGCCTTTGCCTCGTTCAACTGCGGCATGTCACTGCCTTCCTTATGCTAGGGGGCCGGGTGGCCCCAGCGATACCATCGTACCACCCCAGTGCCGGGGCGTCAAGCCTGCGCGGGCGGTGCGTACGCCACCTCCTCCGCTGAAACCTCGTCGCCCAGCACCTGCAAGATTCGGTGGATCTGCGGGTCGACCATCGTGGTCGGGAGCACCCCGAATCGGTCCTTGCCCACCAGCCCGAAGCGAGGCTTCGTCACGCCGATGTACTGCCCGTTCGCCGCGATCTTGGTCGCGATGACGATGTCCATGTAGCCCACCAGATCGGCACCGAACTTCGGCGTGAGACCCGGTCGGTAGACCACCGCATCGCCGGTCTCTCCCCCACCGGAGGCGTCGACGTCGCGGCGGCTGAGCGCGCTCAGGAGGAAGTGACAGGGCAGATCCCGATACAACCGCGTCAGGTGGCGGAGCTGCTCGGTCATGACCCCGTAGTCGTCCAGGTGGATGCGGAACGGGTTGATGTCCGCTTCCTTGGGCGTGATCATCAGGGCGTCGGCTTCTTGCTGCTTGCGATGGACGCGCACCGCGACCTGCCGCTCGGTGACCACCTTGGTTACCTCGGTGATCGAGTCGAAGCACACCCCGATCGGCGCCTCGACCGACTTGGTCTCCAGCCGACGCCGGACGTCCCAGTACAGAGCCTCCATTTGCTGATACGAGGTGCAAGGCTGGAGTTCGATGTTCTCCAGCGGAACGCCCAGCTTGATCAGCGGGTGGCGCTTGAGCCCACCCTCCGCGTTAACGAAGACGACTCGACCTAACAGGCCAAGGGTGGCCAGAGCCAGCGTCTTCCCCGTCCCCTGCTCCCCGTAGTACAGAGCATTGACCGTCTCCTCGGTGTCCGCTAGCGTCATCCTTGGTTCTGCCGCCGCCGACAGTGCTTGAGCCACGTTTGGCCTCCAGCTCGATGGTATAGAGACCGGGCAGGTCTCCTTGGTATGCGGGGATCTCCACCTCGACCGGGCGTTCGGGCGTACCGACGAGTAACTCCAAGGCAGCACGGATCACCGCCTCGGTGGCCACCCCGCCGGTCCCCGAATGCCGAACCTGTATGTAGTACCGCACATAACTATCCTACCACACCTGGTCACCGGTGTCAACGCTGCGGTCCATCCCCTGCACCAAGGCCCGGTAATCGGGTTTACGCCGTTCGGGCGAACTCGATCCGCGACGATTTGACGGGCTGTGCACTGGCGTGCTAGACTAGCCGGTAGCACGGGTGTATCGCAGCCACGCGACGTCCCGTCTTACAGCTCCCCGGACCCCGGAGCTGAACCCAACAGAGAGCCGACAACAATGGTCACGAATGCCGAGTTTGCCCGGTTAACGGGCTGCAACTACACGATGGCGAGCAAGATCCGAAACGGAGCCCGCATGCCCAGCGGCGCGCTGTTCTCTCGGATTGTTCGCGTGTTTGATCTTAACGGTGATGCTGCCGTCGAAGCATATGCCGGCGGCCGGGCCGTCTTCAGCGACTACATCGAGCGCGAGGTATTCAGCGCTGGACTTGACGAAACCGAGGCCGTGGAGACCGCATGACTGACGCCCTGCAGGGGAACGCCCTAGAGACCCAGAACGCTCGGGTTGCGGACGTCCTACTCAAGACACGTGACTGGCTGGACAGATACGCCACCTACGCGCCCGGATCGGGCACCGTGTGGGCCGTCGGCCCGTGGCGAATCGAGACCCACTACGTGTACCTGGAGGGATCGCTCGAAATCTGGCGTCAAGGATCACGATCCCGACGCCGTATCGTCACGCGCGGTACAAACGACGCAGACTGGCCGCTATGGCTGGACGCTCTAGAGGCATGTCGGTAGGGGATCTTGTGCCGGTCGATCCACTGTGGTAGGATGGTCACCGGTACTCCCCTAGCACACTGGAGATAGGATGACAACCGACACCGCCCAGGCCCCGACCACCGCACTCAAGCGGTGCTTCTCGGGATCTGGCAAGTACGCCAACCGGAAGTGGGCAGCGGGCGGCGACGCTACCTACCTCTCCCGACTCCGCAAGGCCCACCTCGCCGGTGAGCAGGTCCCCGACCCCTGGTTCATCCAGGAGCACGGTGGCGTCGAGGCCGAGAACGTCCCCGAGGACGGCTGGCCGCAGATGGACCCGATGGACGTCGCGCGGCGTCTCGACCAGGAGCGTGGAGGTGGGGTCGACTCCCACTGGGTCCACACCCTGGAGGTGGCGGCCGAGAAGGCCGAGGCCAAGAAGCGTGCCCGGTCCGAGCGCGAGGCCGTCACTGCCGCGTCCAAGAAGGAGAAGGAAGAGGAGCGCGCCCGTCAGAAGATGCGCCCCAAGCGCGGCACCAAGGTGATCCGCCTCGGTGGTGAGCACGACGGCCAGGAGGCTTCGGTCGTCCGCACCATCAGCCCGACCCAGCTCCTGATCAGCTACACGGACGGTGGTCTCGAAGAGCTGGTCACGGACGAGGACATCGAGTCCGCCCAGCCCGCCGAGGGCGAGCAGCCCGAGGACGAGCAGACCGAGCAGGAGCAGGTCGAGCAGCCCGAGGGCGAGTTCCAGGAAGCCTGACACAACTGAAGACCCCGGTGGTCCGCACTCGCCACCGGCCCTAGACGGCCCCCAGCATGGTCGAGGTCATCTGCCCGCTGGGGGTCGTCCCATATCAGGAGATTCTGTGGACCCCCTTGGCACGCCGTCCAACGCCATCACGATCTCATGGAGCGAGATAGACGCCTGGCGACAATGTCCGCTGAAATGGCGCCTCGCCTACGCCGAGAGATGGGTGGAGCCCCTAGTCTCCCCCGCTCTGAGCAAGGGCCTGCTCTGGCACAAGGTACTGGAGATTCATTACCTCGCTCTCCAGAGCACGGGTCGCCTGTCCGAGGCGATCGAACGGGTGCAAGCCTATATCAACGCGGTCGATAACGACTGGCGCGAGCTGATCGTCTGGATGTACAACGGCTACATTCATCACTGGCAGGACGAGGACCGTGAGCTACAGATCGTCCAGGTGGAACCCCGAGTGGAACTTCCACTCATGCCGGGCATCAACATCAAGTGCCGAGTGGACCTGCTGGTTCGTGACTGGGAGGGCATGCTCTGGCTTTGGGACCACAAGTCCTGCCGGAATCTGCCTACTGACAAAGAGACTGACCTGGACGATCAGTTCGCCCTATATCAATGGATTATTAACCAGTCCGGAGTCTACGGCCGGATCTTCGGCATCATCCACAACGCGGCGCGCACCGACCGTCTAGTCCGCCCCATGCGGATGGAGGAGCGCTACGCCAGGCTCAAGATGATCCGCTCCCCGGACGAGCAACTCACCATGATCGAGGAGATCAAGTCTACCGCGCTCGACATTCTGGCCGCGTACAACAATCTCGATCAGCCAGAGACCCTGGTGACCCCGCGCCACCCGAACCCGGACACCTGCAAGTGGCGCTGCTCCTACACCCAGCCGTGCATCGTCGGTCGGGGTACCGAACCCGAGCGTCTGCGCCTCATGCTCAAGGATGCGGACTTCCGGCAGGACTTTACCCGCCATTGACCAGGTGCCAACCCGCATGATAGGATTATCCAGCTAGTCGAATCGCTAGGCCGACTCGGGGGAACCGGCGATTCGGCTGGCGCTAGGAGGGGAAATGCAGACAGCCGCCGACCCGTTCCTCGATCAGTACCTCGCCGCCTGTGATGAGGTGCGACTCCTGGTGGAGCGCATGCGGAGGAATCCGCCTCGCAACGCCAAGTTCGCGTCCAGCGACGACCCCGCCATCCACCACGCGCTGCAGACTCGGCTGTACACCGAGGACGTCGATTGTTGCTGCGAGCGCGCGACCAGCCCGTGCCCGATCTACTACATTCCCCGGCACGCGCTCGTGCTGTGCGCCGATCACTGGGAGCGCTGCCACATCTGCAAGTGCCACGACGAGTGCGACGCCTGCCGGTTGCCGATCTACGACAACGCGGGCACCGTGTCGTACATCTTCATGAACGCTACGATCGTTCAGGCCGTACTCTGCCCTTCATGTCTGGGCCGACTGGGCCTTGTTACCGTGGGGGCTTGACACGTAGTCAGCAGCCGTGCTATAATGGCCTATGCTGCTGCCGCCGGTACCGGAATATGAGCCTATCGCCGTAGACACCGAGACCAGCGGACTTTTCATCGACGGAGACCCGGGCAAAGCACCAAGAGCCCGGGTCTCAGTTGTATCTGCCGCCTGGCGCGACGAACAGGGCCGTCTACAAGAGCAGGTGTGGCCGTTTGACCAGGGCTGGATCGAGGGCAAACCGGGACGCTGCGCCTGGGCACCGAGCGGACGCTGGGGTTGGTACCCCCTCCCGCCACAGCCTCACTGGCGACGTACCCTAACCGATCAGTTCGATGACTACGAGGACCCCGCGTACAATCTTCCCATCGAGGACCTGCCGGTCCTGCTGAGCTGGCTGAGCCGCCACCCGCTGGTCATGCACCACGCCAAGTTCGACTGCCACATACTGGCGGCCGGTCACCGGCTCGATTCCGGCACCGGGCTGGATCTCACCAAGTCCGTCATTTGGGACACCCAGCACGCGAACGGCCTCATCTGGCCACTCGAATCCAGCTCCCTAAAGCCCACGGCCAAGCGTCTATGGGGCGAGGAGGAGGGCGACTGGCAGATCGCCATCGAACAGGAGCGCAAGAGGCAAGGCAAGGGCCTCACCTGGCGGTACGATCTCCTCACCTGGCCAGTCCTCGGCGCCTACGCGGGACGCGACGCCAACCAGACACTCCGGCTCTTCGAGTATCAGAAGGACGCCGCCGAAGAAGGCGCGGTCATGCGCCACTTCGAGGAGGTGCGTCAGCTAGAACTGGACATGATGCGCGTCCTGTTCGCGATGGAGCGTCGCGGCGTCGGCTACGATAAAGAGGCCTCGCTCGTCGAGTACCAGAAGATGGTCCGGCTGATCGCCGAAGCCTGCGAAATGCTGCCGTTCAAGCCCACCGACCCGGGTGCCCGTGCCTTCTTCGGCGTGGAGAGTGCCGCCGCACCGGTCATCCGCGAGTTGGTCGCTCAGGGCAACGAGGTAGCCGCCCTGTGGCAGCGCATCCGGAAGATGCAGTCCGCCAAGGATAAGTGGTACCGGGGTTGGGCTGGCGCCACCGGGCCGGACGGGCGACTCCGGACCAACTACCGGCAGGGACGCATCGAATCGGACCGCCCCGGTGGCCGAACCGGAGGCGCCATCTCGGGCCGACTGTCGGTCGAGCGGGTACAGCTCCAGGCCATCCCCCACATTCACCACATCCCCGAAGGCATCGTCCCCGTCCGTAAGCTATTCCGCCCGCGCGAGGGCACGGATAACTGGGAACTGGACATCAGCCAGGCCGAGGTCCGGGTTGCGACCTCCATCACTCGGTGCGAGCCGATGCTGGCAGCGCTGCGATCCGGTAAGGACCTGCACGGCGAGACCGCTCGCATGATCTTCGGTCTCGAAGAGGACCACCCACAGTGGCCTGAGTTCCGTGGCGTGGCCAAGCGACTCACCCTCGGCACCATCTACGGCGCTGGGGTGAAGACGCTCAAGGAGCAGATTCGCCTGTTCCTCGGGCTGGACTACACCCTCTCCGAGGTGAAGGCGCTCAAGGACCAGTACGACCAGACTTACCCGCAGTTCAAGCGCGGGATGCGCGAGGCGATGTGGCGCGCGGACGTGGGCCTCGGCGGATCGGGCTACCTGACCATCAAGGTGACCGGCCGGAGGCGCACGTTCGGTTACGGCGAGCGGACCCACAAGGCATTCAACGCGGTGATTCAGGGCACGGTCGCCGAGCTGATGAAACTGTGGATGCTCTGGATCGAGGCCAACTACCCGGGTGTCATGCTGCTCCAGATTCACGACTCGGTGGTGCTCGAAGTGCCGCTCGGCGAGGAGCACATCATCGACAAGATCCAGGAAGTGGGCTGCGCCATCTTCCACGACCGGCTGATGGAGATCCAGTCCAACCCGCTCGACGTGCCCTTCAAGATCGATCGGAAGCGGTGGTCCGATGCCGCGTAAGCGCTGGCCCGACCCGCTACCCGACTTCTGGCTCAGCATCGACCCAGGTGATAAACACGTGGGTTACGCGAGCTGGGACCGAGACGAGTGCACTGCCGCCGTCGAGATGACCCCCGACGAGTGCATCGACACGGTATGGGACCTAGCGGGGTTCGGCGTGATCGGGCTGCTGGTGGTGGAGCGGTTCACGCTGTATCCCTGGCTGGCCGCGAAGATGAGCCACTCCGAGCTGTTTACGCCGCAGATGATCGGCGCACTGGCGCACATCGCGCGGCGACACAAGATCCCCTTCTATAAGCCACAGGCGTCGAAGCTCAATGACGTCTACACCACGCCGCTCAAGGACCGGCTGCACAAACACCTCGGCACTTCTGGCGATCACGCCAAGGACGCCGAAGCACATGGGCTCTTAATCGTGTACCAAGTCGAGCTACAACGGGAGGGCTACGCGTGAGTAAGCTCATGGTGGTCGTCGGTGGTCAGTACGGATCTGAGGCCAAGGGCGCGGTTACGGCGCGTCTGGCCCTGGGATGCGACGAGCCACTAGTCGTCAGAGTCGGTGGACCGAACGCGGGTCACACGGTGGTCGATTCGGCCACCACGGAGTGGAAGCTGCGGCACGTGCCGGTCGGCTTCGTGAATCCGCGCGCCACGCTGGCGTTAGCACCGGGCAGTGAAGTGAACGCGGAAGTCCTATTCGAGGAGATCAACGCCTTAGAGGAAGCGGGCTACGCGGTCGGTTGGCGAATGCACGTCGACCCGACGGCCACCCTCCTGGAGGCCCAGCACATCAAGGACGAGGCGGCTAGCACTCTCAACGACCGACTCGGCTCAACAGCCAAGGGTGTAGGTGCGGCTCGCGCGGACCGCATCTGGCGGACAGCGGAGTTGGCGGGCGCTCTGCACAACCCAGCACACGTACCCGACTTGATCGAGGACTGGAATACCGCCGGTCGCGACGTGATCATCGAGGGCACCCAGGGGTTCGGGCTCGGCATCCACGCGGGCCTGTACCCCTATTGCACGTCCGGAGACTGCCGGGCGGTTGACTTCATGGCACAGGCCGGAGTCTCGCCTTGGCGCTGGCGACCCGAGGAGGTTGAGATCTGGATCGTCTTTAGAACAAGGCCGATCCGGGTCGCCGGCAATTCCGGACCCCTGCACGCGGAGACCAACTGGTCCACCCTGGGCCTGCCGGAGGAGTACACCACAGTGACCAAACGCGTCCGGCGCGTGGGTGAGTGGGACCCCGACCTGGCCTACCGGGCGATGTGCGCGAACGGTGCGCCCTCGCCGCAGATCCGCATCGCCATCACTATGCTAGACCAGCTGTTCCCAGAGGTGAAGGGCGCGACCCAGTGGTCGCTACTGAGCGAGCGCGCCCGACGCTGGATCGCTGATAAGTCGTTCGAGCTGGGGCAACCGATCAATCTGATCGGCACCAGCCCGTACACACAGGTAGTAGGAGAGAGTGCATGAGCGAACTGGCTGCGTGGTGGGCCGGGGTATCGGCGGATGACGTCGAACCCGCTATCATCAAGGGCAAGGAGTACGGCTCGCTGGACCTGAAGATCATCGGGTCGACAATGCGGGAAATGATCGGGGTCGCGCCCGACGTCGTCTCGGACGAGGAAATCGGGATCGTCTTCTACCAGCTCGGCAAGATCGCCCGCGCGGTGAGCGCCATCGCGTCGGGCCGCAAGCCGAGTGACGACACCTGGCACGACATGACCGTCTACTCAATGATGGTCCGTCGCGTGCGGGACACGGGTGAATGGCCGTGAGCCGATACGAGCACCCCGTCATCGACCACGTCTGGTCACTCCACGGCAAATACGCGGCTTGGCTGCGGGTCGAGTGGGCGGCTGCGACCGAGCTGGGCGATTCCGAAACCGCCACGCTGCTCAGCGATGAGCTGGACGGCCACGATATCAGCCAGATACTCAAGTACGAGACCATCACGCGTCACGACGTCGGAGCATTCGTACGCTGGATGCGCGAGGTGCGCGGCGCTCCGAAAGCACATTGGGGGCTGAGTAGCAGTGACCTCGTCGACGCGGGCCTGTGCCTCGCCGTGCAAACTGTCGCAGACGTGCTGGTGCGTGAGGCACGC